TTTTCAATGATGGGCCAAGGTGGTAAGTCTATTCGCACCAATATCAAAGGTGACCCAATGGATGCCCAAACAAACCTCAATCCACATAACATCGTCATGTCATCGGGAATTAGAGGAACGGGTGGAGGTAACGCTCAGTATGCAAGGCATGCGGCAACGGTAGATTCTGCGTTTAACAACATTGTTCATGGCGATTATCACAATGCCCGAAAGACAGGAGATGCTGAAACTGCTAACAAAAGGCATAAAGCCTTACAAGGTCGCAACCATCTCCGTGTCAGTCATCCATTTATGGCAATAGGTGGTGCTCTTAGCGACGAGCGTATGATGGCACATGGTGCTCACAGTTACCACACCGTAGGTCCTATGTTGGGAATGGCGCATGCTCCTATGGATGCACCTCATGATGTTCACTCCTTGACTGACAACAGACTAAGGCCAACACTGGCAAATCACAAAGAGGATTTAGCGGCGTTAAGAACAAAGCCTCATCAGTTTGAGCAGGCTGACTTGGATGAAGAGTTGGAACAGATAGAGCGAGATTATGAATCACAGATGGCTAATGCTGAAAGACTGACTGACAAAGAACTCGGTGAAATCGTTGATTTTGAAACCCTCCGTGACAACATGAGTGTTGATGATAAAAAACAACTCATAGCGGACGAATACGAAAGAAGAATGGAGAGAGCAAAAGAGGAACATAGGCTAAGAGCGCATGTTCCTTCTACTTTTAGTCAAATGAGATTACCTCTACACTTGAACCCAAGCGGCTCAGTTTCCGGAGTGTTAAGTCGACAGCCTCTTTCGGAGGCTACGCCGGAATATGAACAAGCACTTGCTGAGATGAGTCTACTTGAAGAAAGCCTTCAATTGCGACAAGAAATAAATGACAAGAAAGGAGAGCAAGAGATAAAGGACCGAATAGCGGATAAGAACAAAGAACTCGATGACCTTGAATCTCAACTTGAAACGACTGGTAAAGGTGGTGACCGCTTTTCTCAGCCCGGACACGACTCAATACTTGAAGACAGACTGCGTGCTGATACAGGTGCAATTAGTCAAGCGGGAGCGCACTTACAGCGTAAAATGATTCAAGAAGACCCTGCACTTTACAATCATATTTTTAATCCCGACCTCGACCATGAAACTGCCGAAGCAAACATGAGAATGTTCGCTATGATGGCAAATGATTATCTCAACACAGTTCCTCATAAGAAACACGGTATACATACAAAGGCCAGTCACCAGTATACAGAAGACGGGCATCAAGGTCAAGTTGACATTGGCACAGGTGTAAAGCATGCTTTGGCAGGACATTCAAACAAAGCGGGTATACAGGCTTTGCAAGACAGAGATGGATTTATCGAAAGTCTTGGACTTGACCCGAATAACGAGTATCATAGAAAAACCGCTTTGGATTATATTGAGAATCACATTATACCTCAACTCCTACAAGACCCCACATACTCTCCGTCTGTCATGACAATGAAGCAGTATGTTGAGCAACTTCATCCCGACCTCGATATAGACAAGGCTCTTGCGTCTCTTAAGTTAAGAAAAGGAGCGAGAGATACTGACTTCTTGAAAACGATTAACGGTCTTTACAACAACATAGGTCACACTTCGGCAAAAGAAAGAAACTCTCAACTTGGTATTCATCACCACCTTGCTTACAACAGCGACCCTCGTCGACAGCGAAAGACAGACAAGAACGGGGAGACCATACATGAAACAAGGCCATCAAAAAGCACTGGTGGTAGTATGCATAAGGCTGAAAATGATTACTGGAATGTTATGCAGAAACTTAATTCGATAATGACAGACTTACCAAATGTTGAACCGCCTCAACAAGTGTCGCAAAAAGTGCATGGGATAACAGGTGTGCCTGTCGACCAGTTCGGTCCGGATGCTCATTCTGTTCACAGTGTTTACAACTCAACTGGTTTCCGACATGAGTTTGGAGGTGAGTTCAGCCCCAACTTCACATACAAAATATCAAGAAATGGTAATGTCAATATCACGCCTGCTGACCCTCAAAAGAACAAGACAAGGCTTATTCAGCCGTTGGGTAAGTTTTGGCATGCTTTGAGTTTGCCCCAATCATGGATGGACATGCGCTTTCGACCCGAACACCAAAGTAATAGAGAGAGGCTCAATAGGATTGATAGAATGGGTCCACAGTTCAAGCCAAACTCAATCGGTCTTGTTCGCAATACCGAAAAGACCTCGGTTGGTAAATCACATGACAACTTAGCCAACCTTACCAATCCGGATATAATCCGTAAGGAGTTGGGGCCGAAAGTTCCCCTCCTTCAACCAATGCATCGCATTTTTGAAATTGACGACCTCAAAGAGTTAAGAGGATTCAGCGGAGATTGGATAGTATCTCATATGCCGGAGGGCGAAAGAGGCTTTGTCAAGAAAGAGGATGACGAAGTAACTTCTTCATTTACGCTTAGTGATGAAGACGAGAAGAACTTCAAGCAAGTAACAGACGAGGACTTTCACGCTGATGTTATCAAATTAGAAGACGGTTACTACATTTTCGATGTGATAGAGTTTGCTGAGAAAGAAGTCCACAGTGTCGTTCTTTCCGACAGAATCAAAATAGTACGAGGAGGTATGGAGGGCGTTGAGAACATACATGTCCCCAGTGCCAGCGATACGAGATTGACTGATGACGAAGGACTGAAAGGTATAGTTGAGAATCTAAACGAAGAGTACGAAGACCTCCTTCTTAGAGATGCAAAGTCTGTTTACATGGCTGGCGAATTGCGCCATCCTAAGTGGGTTCTTCTCAAACCCGGTAACGATGTTGTTTTAAGAGTGCTTGAAAGAAGAGGCAGTAACCCTTACACTTACAGGCTCGGAACTGGTCCTATTACAAGAGATGAGAGAATAGGTGACAGAGCAGTAGAGTCTCAAGGTGAAACCTACATGGATGTAGGCGTAGTGTTCAACAGTCCGGAGAAGTTCAACGAGGGAGACCATGTAAAGGTCAATGCCGCTAATGTAAGTGAAGTTGAATCCGCTGACGGAGATAGCGTCTTCACATTGACAGCCTCTAAAATCATCGAAGAAGCAGAAGGCGAAGGACTTGTCAGTAGAGAAACACTTGGTATGCTTGCCAAGTCAAATGATGTGCAGTGGTTATGTGAAGTCCAAAGAGCGAAGTCGGGCATCCGTGTATCTATGCCGCAAGGTGATGTGCTTTACAAGTGCACTCAATCCGGACAACACTGGATGGTTCATTCTCCTTTAGCCAAAAGTAACTATGTCATTCGCCTTGCTGAAAGTCAGCGTTCTTATTGGTCTCCTGTAGCGGGTGCCCTCCTCAAAGCAGACTTACAAATTACTGAAAAAGAAGAAGTCAATGAAACACAGGGCGAAGCCGAGCCTTTGGTTGAGCCTAAGAAAGTTCAAGGCTCCGATTGGTGGAAAGAAAATGAAAAGAAAAAAGTTCTTGTCAAGGGTTTACAGTTTATTGACAAGTTCCTCAAGAGCAGTATAGGTGCAGTTGGTGCTGCGAATGCTGGTGCTAAGGGCTTAGGTTTCGATTACGCCACTCCTATAGAATCTCCTACAGGCCCGACAAATCTACACGATGAGAAGACTATGCCGGACTTTGACAACAGAAAAAGGCCCGGAGAAGACTCCTATATTGAACCGGAAAACGACGAAAGTAAACCTAAAAAACGCATTACTGTGCCTGTGCGAGAAGGTGTATTAGAGGTCGATTCGGAGAAGGCCGTTTTCCGTACTTGATTAAATAGTATGACCGTTGTGTAAAGGTCAATGGCTTCCGCTCTTACCCTGCGAACATCCCCTGTCCAGCACAGTGGGAACATCAGCATTGTTAAGTCGGACAACGACCTTGTTATCGCTGGCTATGCGTCAGTTGAAATGGTTGACAAGCAAGGTGACCTCATTACACGAGGTGCACTGAGAGATGCTTTTGATGGATTCATGAAAGCAGACGGTTTCCGTAATGTGCAACTTGCACACTCCAACATACAAGTTGGAGAAGTCATTAACAACTACACGGACAACGATGGCCGTGTTTGGAAATCCGGAGTTGACGACGCAGGTATGTTTGTTGTCATTCGACTTCGAGATGACATCGAAAAGGCTCGTGAAGTAGCCAATGAGATTCGCAAAGGAGCCCTTAGAGGTTTCAGTATTGGAGGACAAGCATTCAAGAGAATGCGCAAGAGTGACAGTAGCCACGGCGACTACACTGAAATCTCCAAACTGGAACTGCACGAGGTTACCATTTGCGAGAAAGGTATTAACCCGGAGGCGACATTCCGTATATTGAAGGAGGATAATAGTATGACAAATGAAAACGATGCAATGAGCGAATTATCGGGCGTATTGGACAGATTGAACAATAGATTAGATTCTATGGAAAAGGGCGACCTGCCTCCATTCATGGAAAAGAAACCTGATGACGAAAAGAACGACGAAGAAAAAGATGAGGCGAAAGATATGGCTGACAAAGACGAAGATAAAAAAGCGTATGGACATGAAAACATGGAAAAAGGCGAATACTCTGATGTCATTTCAAGCGATTACTTGAACTGGATGGAAAACACCTTGAAAGGACAAGGCGTTGACATCGG